GCATCTTTCTGTAACGATGATGGTAATATGTATTTATCCATTTTAAGGGCTTTTGCTAATACGGCAACTAGACTTCCACCTGGAGCAATTGCTAATGTGGTAAGACCTAGCATTTTAATTACGTCTCCTAATTGATTGCGAACCCACTTCCATTCGTCGGAGGTTAGCTTCTTTCCATTGATATGTTGAAGAAGCATCTTCATGGCTTGTTTAGTCTCATCCGTCTCAGTTTTCATTGCCCCGAAGAACTTTTTTACTTGCTGCTTGGTTTTATCCTTTATACTAGGTAAATCCAGTTCATTTACAACACCTTCTATCTCCAGACGTCCTTTTGATATAGATTGTTCTAGTCGGTTTAATCGTTCGAGATATCCTTGATTACGAAGATGTTTGTATGCCATGTTTTCAATTGAGTATTCGCCTTCGGCTTCTAAACCAGTTTGGCGAAGATGTCGTAATCGTTGTTTTAAATTTTTAATTTTGAATTCTGCTTTTGGATCAGCATCTGTTAATTGATCGATCTCATATTCATATGGTTCTGATTTTAATTGGATCGCGGCATCATCTATAGATACTATGTCAGCATTTGGCTTTTGTAACCATTTGCCGGCTCGAACTGAATATATGCCAACTGTTGAATGTAGATCTTGATTCGAATCCTGGGCATATAACTCTATGGGCGTTCCTTTATATGTTAATGGGTAATTCACATTCCAATTACTTTTTTTGGCGTGCATATAATTGCTAACCAAATGCATATTGTCGCCAACACTCATATAATTAACTACAACATGCAAATCAATATCGCTGAATTTAGTCCAATTATAATTAGCATTGCTACCAATAAGAAGTACGTCCTCGATGCTAGTTTCTATTTCTAGGAAATCATAAAATGCTTTTGCAATCTTCATGAACCCAATTCTTAGTTTTGGTTTCAACTGATCGCCGTCCCATAGTAATGGATTAAGTGTGCTCTGTGTTTTATATTCCTGAATCATATATTAATAAATATGATTATTTCCAAAAGAGCTGGACTATAATTAAAGAAAATGCTAACAACAATGATATTCCCGTTTTCATTGTGATTGCCTCTTCCCGGAATATGTAAGTCATCAAAGTAAATATGAATATTCCAGCAACAAATGATACGAATCTACCAGGCCAGAATAGACCTCCGAATCCTGCAACTATTAAACGGGTTGCTTCCATAAACAATGCCGTGATTGGAATGCCTAGGACAAGTAATCCTAATTTCCAGGTCTTAGCCCATGGCCATATAAGTGGACCATTGACTTGTACCCAAACGAGCACTTGTCCAACTAAAAATAAAAGAAATGAGAATAGTATATATCGATAATTCATATTAATAATATAATGAAAAATCTGATATAATCAAAGACGTTCACCTTTATGTTTATCAAATTTATCTAGTATAGTATTTATCATATCAGCTTTAATAAATCCAGACATCGATGCATTTTTAAGTGCACTCAGTAATTGAAATACTATGAATGGAACAAGTATAGTTTCACTTAACCAACCAGTACCAGGGAATCCTTGTTCTACAATTAATATGGTAGTTAAAAACATAACCCATATGAACATGGTGCGTAATACTTTTAATGCTTTGAATGTTTGGAATCCTTCTCGACGAATGCCGGCAATCACTCCAAAGAATCCATCTAATAATACGGTTGCAACTACTGCAAGATATTGCTCAAAATTATCCAGGGTTAGTTTGAAAAAATATGAACATATGAATGATGTTACGGTAGTTAGGGATAATGCTATAATCAATGTGGTTGTTTTCATATAAATAGTTCTTACAATGTTTTTAACATGAGTATCATTCGTGGACATGGATAAATATCAACTTTATCTTTTCTGTAGCTGTTATGAGAATATAACCCATTAGTTCCAGATAATGCTTTTGTGTTAACGGTAAACATTTGATTGTAGTCAAATTTAAGATCAATTCCATATGACTTGGACCAATACACTAAAAGATCCCGGGTTGATTCAATTTGTGCATCTGAATAGCGATGGAAGTGAGTATATCCTTTATATGGAGTTGCTAGGGTAGTAACTTGATCTGCTGGAACTTCTCGATCTACATAGTTAATGTATTTACCGCCAACTAGTTCCAATTGACCCCAATTGCAAATTTCAATACCGATTGCGAGTTTATCTATTATTTGATGTGGAACTTTGTATGCTCTAAAGACTTCTTGTTTGATACCTAAATGATATGCCCAATGCTTTGAACTAAATCCTTGAACTATCTCGCCATCTACCGAGTTCTTTGCGCCGGGCCCTGATATCGATACACACGTTGCAATACGTCCTCTATCATCAGTATTCCAATTTTGCATTACATTAACCGCAGAAGCATTTCCGGCGGTATGATGCAATACGATTTGTTTCTTAGTTGTTTCCTCTTTGTAATACTGTGATTCGCTTAATGGCCACTGCTTTATCTTTGTTAAATCCAAACTCATTGTTATTCCTGTGTAAATTAAATTTCTGGTTCCTTATCTTTTGGTTCCTTTGCAAATTTTTCTACGGATGTGCTAAATAGAGCTCCAATAACAATATATTCGATTGCATCTACTAAGACAGCAGCAGGTGCAATTGATTTTGGATATAATGCATTAATAAACATCATGATTATCAAACATAAAAATCCGGTAAAACCAATTACTCGTTTTGAAGATACTTCTCCGGATTTGCAATCGGTTAACATACTCTTAATAAAGCTTTTTTTTGTCGCCATCAGTCATTCCTTTTTGCTGGAACTGATTCAATATCGTAACTTTATTATAAATATGGTTTAATCTACTTTAATCAGATTTTTTTCGTAGGTTTCTAGATGATGTATTGTTATTTTGAGATTGCCTAAACGGAATTCGCCAATTTCTCCAGATGCTTGTATAATTTCTGGTAACATGAAAATATAAGCAGCATCATCATTTGTCATTCTCTTTGCATCTATTTCAACTACAATATCATCATAATCGTGTGGATTATTATATTCGGTTGTCATTATTCGTTTAGATAAATCAAACTTTGTCTTTGTTTGTTCTGAATCAATGTAATGTGATGTTAATACCTGCATTCCATCTTCTATATAGATACGGGTGCAATATGGCTCTAACAATTCTAGGATAGCACTAGTGCAATTTGTGACCTGTATTCCTATTTGGTATACTGGAGCTTTGCTTCTAGTTCCCCATTTACGTACATAGTTTCGAAGTGATTGCAATTCGATTTGTTGAGTTCTATTTTGATATTCTTCTGAGAATCTAGATGTCTTGCTTACAAAATGATAGCACATTGCATCTAGAGCCGTAAAACACGTCATACCTAATAACTCCCAACGTCGTATTAAATCATCATCTTCACAAAACATTGGATTAAATAAATTATCCAACCCACCAATTTCTAATAACTTGATTCTAGGCATACACATAAAGAATGTAATACCTGGTTCTGTTTTACTGTTATACTTAGATTTTTGTGTTTCTACATATGCGTATAGAGCCCCTTTATCAAATGTCTCTAGCTCTGTGCCTAAATCATGAATAAGTTTGCCTGGACGTTCGTGTCCTGCGAATATAGGCGGTTCTATTGTGGTATATGACACCACATTATCTGGACCTATATGTTTTTCTAGATTTTCTAAAAATCCAGGAGCTAACACGATATCATTATGTAGATAAGCAACATAATCCTTTGTTGCTAACTCTGCTGCTCGATTAAATGTATCAGCGAATGTTTTTTCTTCTGCAGAATAAAAGTATTTAAGATTATTATCTGTTAATGATTCTAACCATTCGTGAGTGCCATCTGTTGACCCATAACTTACGAAACACAATTCAACTTCTGGATATAGTTCTCTCGTTGTATCGTAAAAGTGTTTATTGTAGTCTAAGTTATTTTTTAATCCTACTAGTAGTGATATGTTATTTTTCATATGTATCTTTTATACAATTGTATATGTTGGCTGGCAACGTATTTGCTATTACACCGTTGTTTAATGTAGTCAGGTGTTGTTGTTTCAATTGATAAAATATTGCCGGTGATATCAATTAAATACATATATCCAGGAACATCACAACACCAACCTTCTAATGTAGTTCGACCTAATAAAATTCCGACGGTGAAATGCATTGTTTTAACAATATTTTCAGTATCCCATTGTTTATTGATATATTTTATATTAGGATGATTAAAATTATAACGACTCTCACTCATTATATATAAGTCCCAATCATTTTCAATACATTGATAAACCATATGTTGAACTGCATTAAAACGTATAGGATCTAATACTTCTCCAACAAATATCCCGGAATGTTTTTCCTTTTTAACTACATTGCTAGAATTAAATCTAGATTGGTCAATTGGATTATAAATTAATGAAACTTTGGATGCTGGAATTTTATATTCATTAATCAACATATCAGCAATTGGTTTTCGTATTGCAACATATTGTGAAATTCTAGGATCTAATACCGGATCTTCTGATCTAATCTCAGAATGAATAATACTAATAATTGGTGTTCCTTTAAAATGATCTAACATAAATAAATTGACCTCAGGTTGACTTGCTACTATTACGTCGTATTTTTCTGTAATATCTAAGTTTGTTAGATCTAATTGCTGTATATGTTCTAATTGTATTCTAACCGGATTTGTCCAATCTATTTGACGCAACGTAAATAATGTTACATCATGCCCTAGCAAATCTAATTCGCGGGCTAATTCATAATGGTAAAGTTCGCTACCACCTAATCCATTTGCATTTAAACATCCTAATAATATTTTCATATAGTAAACCTTTTATAATTGTTAAACATTGCTTCATTATAATCTCGATATTCATCTTGCAAGTCAGAATGTGATGGTAATTGATATGCAATCATCGGATCACACATATATACGTTATGATTAGGCATTAAATTGTGATAATGCACATCCATTTCACACGTATGTGGTAAATTTAATATAGTATCATAAAATCTTTCATGTACAAAATATGCGTGGGCTGCATATGCTCCGTTTAGTTTTAATATAGTATCTGAAATGCGAGTTGCTGGTATTTGTAAATTTGCACCTAAGAAAAACATATCCCATTTTAATTCTTGTATTTCTGAAAATGTTTTTATTAATACATCAATGACATTATCTGTAAATGTTGCATCATCTTCTAATATTAAAACATATGGAAGATTATTATCTTTAGCTAATTGTATACATTTCTTTTGAGATTGAAAACATGTTTTTGTTTCATCAATAATTCCATCAACAAATTCATACAATATAGGTAATTTTTTCATTTCATTTACCATATGGGTATATCTATCCGTACGGTGTTTTAAATTAATTATGTATGCTGATATACTCATTTATTTAACTAAAATAGTTTTCCAGAATTCAATCATTTCATCCATCAGGCTTTCGAAAGTATATGTTGGCGCCCACCCTAATTCTGTACGAATTTTTGTCGAATCACCCTTAAGGTATGGTAATTCTTCTGGGCGTAAGAATTTTTTATTTTGTACTACATACTGTTTATAATCCATCCCTAACTTATCAAAAACATATTCACACATATCTCGAACTGATCTAGTTTCACCTGTTGCAACTACCCAATCACCTGGCTGTTCTTGTTGTACAATTAAAAACATTGCTCTTACATAATCATAAGAATGTCCCCAATCTCGATATGCATCCATATTCCCTAATTCCAATGAGTCCTGTAACCCTAGGCTTATCATTACGGCAGCCTTAACTACTTTGTTCGTAACAAAATTAGATGCTCGCCTAGGCGATTCGTGATTAAATAAAATGCCGTTACTAGCATGTAATTTGTATGCATTACGATAATTGCGTACAATATTATATCCAAATACCTTAGTACAGCCATATGGCGATACTGGATTCATAGGTGTTGTTTCTCGTTGGTATCCATCAGTATCAACTGAGCTTCCAAACATTTCTGAACTACTAGCTTGATAAAACTTTGCAGTAGGACATGACCTTCTATAAGCTTCCAATATATTTAATACGCCTAACGCATTGGTTTGTGCGGTAAATTGTGGAATGTCATAACTAATTCTCACATGACTCTGTGCTGCAATATTATATATTTCATCCGGTTGTATTTTATCTAGCAAGTGTTCGAGACTAGATTGATCTAACAAATCGCCATAATATATATGAATTTTATCTCGAATTAATTCAATTCGACTTTGTTGATGTTCTGCAACTGAGTTTCTACGTACAATGCCATGGACTTCATATCCTAATGACACTAAATATTCTGCTAAATAAGAACCATCTTGTCCTGCTATTCCTGTTATAAATGCTTTTTTCATAATTTATTATATTGTTTTTTAGTTATAATTCCAAATTTATTTTATATAAGTTTCATAGATCCAATCTTCAGCTATTGGAAAATTAATAGCTCGATTATAATTGTCTTTTATAGCATCTATTTTAGACCAATACAATTCCGCGGTAAGATCTTTAATTGAAAACTCTTCTGTTAACCAAATTATCCCATCTTCATTGAAAACTTCTCCTATATCAGGACTTCCATAATATATTGGAATAGTTCCAGTTGCAAAACAATCTGTTATTTTTTCTGAATATCCGTTGCTATATGTAAGATTTTCCATACATATAGAAAAGTAATAATCAGCTAAACCTATTGATTTGTCTTCAATTTCTTGATATCCTCGGCCATATAAATCAATATCATCTTTAAATTTATCAATTACATATTTTCTTAATTCATGTTCCGGGCAAGATGATTTATTAGATGCAATCATTGAAACTAATTTAGTTTTAGGAAATATATCTCGTTGCTTTACCCACGGTACCGCACTACATATTACCAATTTAAAGTTAGGAGATAATTCTAACAAACTTTTATCATTTGTAAAAATTAATTTAAAATTTCTTTCTAAATAATCTACATTCTGTTTGCACCATTCGTACAATCTAGGATTAATAGTTCTAGATTCAGACAACCAAGCAAAATTAATTTTAGATTCGTTTACTTTTGATTGAATATGATAATCAATATGTATTGAAATATCTGCAGATAAATCCTTTTTCCATTCTATTAATTTAGGTGTAGCGCCTGCAGACGAACATATATCATGATAGAATCCGCCGCCTATCATGTTGATTGCAACTTTATTTATCATTTGAAAACTTTCATTTGAGTTAAATCAGGCCAATCATTTACAGACCATTGTCTTGGTTGTGTTTCAATTGCTGTATGCAGTTTATCTAAACCTAATTGCGCAGTTTCTGGTGTCATGTAATAATGATATCCATAAACTTCAATATCTTGTTCGCGCCATGGCACATTAGGTAAACGACCGTCATATGACATTTTTTTAAGACATTCAGCTGCATCTTTGTTATCTGTTAAAATCATACCACCTCTACCTAAACTTAAATGTTTTTGATATTGAAATGATAAATTCATAAACGTACCTAAGACATAACTATTTGGTTTCCATAATACTGCAGAATCAATTACATTTTCTGTTAAATAATAATAATCAACCCAATCTTCATTTTTCCAAAGTAAATCAATCCAAAGTTTGTGTGCTAAAAATGGAATTGATAAATATGTGTTCTTCGGAACAATAATATGATCTGCTTGTGTATATCTTAAACATAATTCAACACCATGCGTACAACTATCAACTGCAATTGCATAAGGAGCTCCAAAGAATTCTGCAATTTGGTTTTCAAATTCGGTTACTGTATTAAAATTCATATCCTAGTTCCTTTGCATATTTTATTATAAATTCTTTATCTCTGATTTTAACTGGTTTAGCAGGATTTCCTATATATATAGTCCATGGTTCTGTATCTTTTGTTAATACTGAATTAGAGCCTACTACAGATCCTTCAGCTAACGTAATACCAGGCATTACCACACAATTAACTCCGATACATGAAAATGATTTGAAATGAACTTTTGATATCTTTGGAGAACGATATTCAATTGGAACTTGCGGGTTCATCATACCTTTAGTAAAATCATCACTACCGCATAAAATTTTACTGCCGGCTGAGATACCACTGAAATGATCCATAATCAACATACTATCAGGTCCTCCTATAATACATGTATATGGAGCTATATGTACATAATCTCCAATAGTTGCTGATGTTGATAGATATACACCCATATCGATTGCAACATGGTTTCCAACTTCTATAGATCCGGGATGTTTTATTCTACTAGTAACATCTACGTATAAATCTACGCCTTCTCGTTTAAAAGTCAATTCCGCCATTTATTTTGATATTTGTGCCCGTAACATACGGCGTATTAATTAAAAACTCAATAAGATTTGTTAGTTCTTGTATACTGCCCCACCGATTAGCTGGTATTGTATTTAAAACTTGTTCTCTAAATGTTTCTGGTATTTTATATGTTAGTCCGCCATCAAAATATCCTAATTGTATACTATTACATGATATATTTTTTGATGAATTTTCTAAACCAACTGTTTTCACAAATGAATCAATAAAACCTTTGCAACCTGCATAAACTCCTGTACTAATAACTGGTTTTTCGGCTAAAACTGATGATATTGTAATAATACGGCCGAATTGAGATTCGCGCATATATTTTAAACAATTACTAATGATATTAATTGTGCCTTTAATATTAATATCAATTTGTTTATCAATATTGGTTAAACTAGATTGATTAATTTTATGAATAAACATGTCAAAATTAACACCGGTTAAATTAATTACAATTTCTGGTTTGTTATTTTCGAAAAATGTTTCAATTGCAACATAATTAGATACATCTACATCTTTACTACTTAAAGATATAACATTATATGTGTCTTTAAGTATTTCTACTACTTTAGACCCCAAACCACCCGAACCTCCGAATACTACAACTGTTTTCATTTTTTATATGTTTTGATATTAGTTTGTTCGTTACACCATTTGTCTGCATATATACCTTCATATGGTTTTGAAAACATGGGATGATAGTATTTTGTACAATCTTTATAAAAATAATGTATTGCTTGTGTTAATCTAGTACTATTTTCATCCACAATTTTCATTCCGCCGTGAAGTAAATTTGCGGACCATATTAAGGCTTGTCCTTTTTTTAATGATACTGGCATAACATCAACTTTATGTGCTTCTACAAGGTTTGTTATTAAATCTTCATAAATTCTATAGTTATTTTTTTCGCCATCCACATACTCATCCGGATGCGGTAATCCCAAAGTTTGATAATCGTAAATATTCCATTTATGACTTCCCGGAACAATATTAAGAGTTCCATTCTCGGTAGTTGTATCTTCTAATGCCACCCATACTCCAGACATCCATAATTGTGGAATTGTGTGGAAATGTATTGTATCGCTATGAAGTGGTTGATTTGATCCTTTAATAAAGTTTATTGTTGAGAATGGAAATGCTTCTTTGTTGTAAAGAAACTCTAACGTTTTTATTAATTTTGGGTTTAAACATAAATTTTTAATGGCATCACTATTTCTCCATTCTTCAAAAATTCTCGGACTATCTGAATATGTATAAAATTCTGCTTGAAAAGTAACGCTATCTCTTTTAACTGCGTCATACATATCATTAACGATATCATCAATAAAATCATCCGTTAATTCTAAATCAATAATCAAATAACCTTTTTTATTGAAATCAATTGCCATTTGTCTTTCTTCTTCGGTTAAATTAGATGATTCTAATAAATCGTAGAAAAATGGAGATTCTGTCCATGGTAATGTTAATGCGTTTTTGTCTGTTTTAAAATTTTTAATTATTTCCATTTTTTAATCTATAAAAGTTTTATCAAAGCTTTGTCCTTCATATGGACCTGTTTTATATTCATATACTAATGTGTTATCTTCTAAAATTAGATAATTATGACCGCCCTCCAAAGTAAAACTAGCATCACCTGGTTTTAAAATTGGCTCAGCAATAATGGTATCGTCAATATCATACAAAATACATTTTACGCTGCCCTGAATTACAATCCAAGATTCTTGAGCAATAATATTTTTAGTTCGTTCTTTCCAAACATGTTTATGCGGCTTAAATGTTTTGTTATTTTCTAAATTTAACATGGAACATTGAATAAAATTATCTTCGGGTACGATGTCAATTCTACCGGGAGTTATATCCTCTTTTCTCGTAACGATATGTAAAAGTTTTTTGGGATCTACTATTGAAAATATTTTTTCCATCTTTTTAATTTAAAATTTTATACTCTAATTTAGAGTTGGATAATATTGAAAAATTTGTCAAGTTTGAGTGACAACAAATTAATTTATTTGTTAATCCTAACATTAATGCGCCCAAAACAATTTCTTCAATGTGAGTTTTTTTAAGATCTTCGTTAATTACATTAATTTTATGAAATGGTAACGATGAGTTTGTTGATGTTGTAAATTCATCATATGAAATAAGTTTATTACCATATCTTGATTTGAATACATTAAAATCATTTAAGTTATCGCATAATAAGAAAACATTATCAAAATCGAAAGATTCTATATTTTGAAATATAGTTTCATTTGGTATAATTTGATAATGATGCATTCCAATATCAGTCGATCTTCTATGTACCCCTATAGTTTTATTAAGATTAATTTCTAATTTCCTGCTTTCAAATTTATTTAAAAGTTCATCATTTAATACAAAATTTTTTCTTATAATTTGTTCAGTATACTCTCTGTATCCAATGTCCCAGGTCTTATTATCATAAGGACTTACCGTTGGTATATAACTAACTAATTTTTCAATATTTGTGTATTCTTGTATATTATTATGATAATCTAACGTATCCTGTAAAAAACAAACATCATACATATTTGATTTGACATATCCCGGAATATTTTCTAAATCAAAATATACTTTTACATCTTTATTTAAATTACCCGCATATACATTCCCTAATTCAATAACAGATTCTGTTATGTAAGAAAAATAACCTCGTATTGCTTCAGGGTTACGTGCTGGCTTAAAATATTTTTTTATAGTATTATCTAATTGTTTCATATAACTTTAATATAAATATTATTTTTTAAAAAACCAAAGTATTATAGTATTATTTGTTTATTATAAGCCACGACGCTGGTATTAGATCCGTTGTGTCCCATGACTCGTAAACGACACCAAACCATTTTTTTGGTGCAATTACTATTTTAGTAGGATTTTCATTTAGATATGCACCCCACCAAGAAAAACTACTATTGCATATTATATTATGTTTACACATACTCATAATGTACATATCTAACCAATCAATTCCAGAATTATAAAAAATTTTATTTGGTATAAATTCAAACATTGATTTACATCCATTGATATCATCACTGAATATCATATATGTTTTATCTAGTCCAATATTGTATACAGCTGATTGATAATATTCTATAGTTTGTTGCGGATGGTGATTAGGATATTGCAAATAATCACCTCGTCTTACATGAATTGAAATATATTCACTTAAATTATTATATGATGATTGTATTAATTTTTTAGTTTCTGTTGACGGCTTGTATAAATCAATGATGTATTGCTTATTATTAATAAAAAATTTATCACTTTGATAATGGCCTGTTAATAATAAATTAGTATTTAGTTGATATGGTATATCTTGATAATGAAATCCTGGTTGATTATAAATAGTATAAGGGCCTGGCAATGTATCAATGAACGTAATATTACGTAAAATATTATCATAAAATCTTCTATAATCTGGTTGTCCATGTGTAGTAATCTGATCAACTGGTCTTAAAAATTCATTAGAAAATATATAATCAATATTATTATCTAATGCCAAACTAATTGCAGCTGCAAGTTTAAACATAACATTACCAATTCCGCCTTGATGATTTGTAGATATAAAATTCATAATGTATCGTAATAATTATTTTGTCGTATTTGTCGTTCTATTGTTTTTGGATGATATAACGAATAATCTTCTTCCATTGGTAACTGTGCAAACGTTTTAATCCCAGTTAACTTTTCGTGTACCTTATTCTCCCACTGAATTGATGGATGATTCTTATAGATCCGTCCTTGCCAATCTGGCCAATTGATCCAGCCTTCACTATTTACGTTCCATCCCCATTGTTGCATATGATCTTGATCCATTCCTTCTACCGTGTTAACTCTTGGCACCCATATCATATCAACGCCATCATTTGCACTTAATATGCCCGGTAATGCTTCCATAATAGGAGTACAAGGTATCTCATCTGCATCTATTTGAAATATATAATCGCCGGTGCATAGCTTTGTTAATTTATTTTTCCAGGCCGAAAAATTCCCTTCAAATTTCCCGGAGTGCCATGCAAACTCGCCATTAACAGAATGTGACCGTAAATAGTTTTCAATTTCAGGATCACCGTTAGTTTCATCATATAAAACCGTAATCGCATCTTGCGGTCTTTTGTATTTTAAAAGATGTGCAATTAGCCTCTGTATTTCTACAAACTCATTGCATACTGTTATTGCGTAACTGATCTTCATATTAAACTTTTTGAAGTTTAGGTAATGATAATGTTGGAAGTTTTAATTCAACTGATTTAGGAATACTAGTTAGTCCTCCATCAACAATACTCAACACAATTTCATATGTTTTTGCTACTGATGTACGAGTAAATGCGGTATTTACAAAGTATCGCTGACGCTTACCTAATTCTAACCAGGTTTTATAATTCTTAATTACATCTTGCATCATTTTGCTAGCATAACCATAATCAACAGAGAACCATTTTGCTTCTCCAATTAAAAATTCATTTTGAGCGGTTGCATGTATAGGAGTCAATGTTCCTGGCAATGCACATATGAAATCCTTCTTAAGGAAATCTGCTTGGCCTGAATAATGTGGAGCTAGGATTGGTTTACCGGTTGTAGCAAACTCTAATAATGGTCTTCCAAATCCTTCTGCCTTAGTAAAGGATACCATTGCTTTAACTTTGGAATGATTGTATAATCCATTCATTTCAGCATCAGATAATTCACCGTGGATCAAATATACATTTGGTAATTTAGCTTTGCCAAACATTGCTGCAACTTGATTGATTTTTCCTTCAATCTCCATTCGATCCATAACGCTGTATGTTGCACCACTGCATTTCATAACCAAAGCCGGCTGATTCTTTGTATCCTTAAATGTATTAAAGAAACAATGCACCATACCTCCAATGTTTTTACGATCTTCGCCTACTTGACCTTGAAGCCAATGTCCAACTGATAGAAATGCCCATGATTCTGGAATTGCATCTAATTGGGCTACTGGTTCCGTGATCTCAGTGTTAGTATACACTGATTCATCAAAATACTCAGGTATCACTTGCAGATTGCATGTAATTGTTTTATTATGCTTCTTAGCCGATTCCTCAAATACATTGCGAGTAAATTCACTAGGAACAATTACTAGCTGCATTGCGTTTAGATTGTCAATCCATGATTCTGGACAAATATCCCCTTCGGTTCCTGCCGTTACTCCAATATTGTATTTTCCTACTGCCTGGAACTCGGTTGGTACTGATATTTGAACCCATACATCTGGTTGTTCTGTTAGTGGTAATGGAATTATTCTTAATTGTAAATCCGTTGAAATTGGATATGTCATTGGGGTATGTCCCCATGGCAATGAAACTAATTTAACATCCCATTCAGAACCTCGTTGTTCTATAATATTTGTAATAACTTCTCTTGCATGATGTCCGTAACCCGATTGTGTTGCTACTGGACTGGCTATAACTACTTTTCTCATTCTGCTACTATTCCTGTTCGTTCATATTTTGCTGGCTCAACTTTATTTACTGTGAATAAAGGTCTTCTTTCTCTATGCATTGCAAATAAATCGTTAAACATTGCGATCATTTTGTTACCCATTGTCTCCGCAGTTAATCCATTAGCTAGAGCCCATTGTCGGCCTTCAAAACCACAAGCAGCCCTATTTTCTTCTGTCATGTCCCACCACGATCTTAATGCAGCTGCTACATCTTCATATTTAACTCGGTCATCAAATATATATGGAGTTTGGGGTGATCCTTGTAGCGATCTATTGCTTGGAAACACTGGTTTAACCCAAGATCCATGTTTCTTGTATTTACCGGTGTGATTCGTTGCAAATTCTCCATCAAATCGAAGCCATTCGCCATTCTCATCTTCAAAGCCACATTGATCTTGTAAACCACCAGTAACATTGTTAACGATTGGCGTTCCTGCAAGAATTGCTTCTGTTGAACTAAGTCCCCAACCTTCATTGCTTCCAATATTCACAACTACATCAGCAACATTATACATTGCATTAAGATCTTGTGCTGACAGCTTTTGTTCTGAGAATATAACTTTACAATTAGGTGCTAATGTTTTCCATACTGCAATTAGATCAGTTCCGTTTTCATCTACCGGTTGAGTATGCATTAGTAATGCTACTCGGTCTTGTTGATCTGCTGGTAGCCCATCTACGAATGTTTTGAATGCTAATATCAAATCGCCTGGCTGTTTTCTTCTTATATTGCGATTATTCCACATTACTATGAAATCAACCTTATTTGTTTCTTTGATTTGTTTTAACATTGAAATATGTAATGGATCATTTGATGCTAACGGTTTAAATATGTTATGATTCAATCCGTGAGGAACATATCCTGTTACAACATCATTCCATTTCTTATCTGTTGGTACAATGGTGTCATCATAGTTAATTACTCCA